AAGGCCGGGGCTGATCCGGGCGAAATCATCGCCGGGGTCAAGCGCTACGCCGTCTCGGAGAATGTCCGGCGCGGCTTCGTCAAGCATCCGCAGGGCTGGCTCACGGACGGCAGATGGGCCGACGAAGCGCAGCCGTCCATTCCCCAGCAATCCGAAGCCACGAATGACCGCCAGTCATTTCTCAGGAAAATCGCAGGAGCCAGCCAATGACCTACATCACCGCCCGCTTCGGCAAGGCCATCGCCAAACCCGCCACACCGCGCCGCCCTGGCCCGTTTTCCGCGCGCCGCGTCTCACCCCGCATGGAGGCCAAGGTCGGCGAGGTCATGCTGGCCGTCGCCCAGAAGGAAGGCCACCGCAAAGGCGCGCCGCTCGCCAAGACCAAAGGATCGGTCGCGCCATTCGAGGATTACGCCGCGCTCGGCAAGCGCATCGTGGCGCTTCTCGCAGCCAAGCCCCTGCGGCGCGCCGAAATCGAGAAGATCATGGGCCGCGCGCCGGAAAGCCTTTACAACACCATGCGCCGCCTCGCGACAACCGGCGCAGTCGTCTCGCTCGCCCATCGCTGGTATCTGCCGCACCAATTGCCCGCAGAACACCCGGTCAAGCATCTAAGCCCGCCCCATGCCGCCGAATAATGACCGTGGGTAGCCGAAAGACAACAAGGGCGCTGTAGCGCGAAAAAACAGGGGATAGCGGGCAATGGCGAAATTCAGGCAAAGGCAGCGCAAAGGGCGGACCGCATCGCCGGTCAGTCTTGCGCCACCGCCGTGGGACATGGGCGCAACCGGCCCCGCAAATCGCGCGGGGCTGGAATTGGAGGACGCGACCGAGCTTGACCCCGCCACCGGCAAAGACGTGCCCAATCCGAATGGCGTCAAGCGCGTCCGCCGCGTCGATATGCTCGGTGTCTGGCATCGCAAGGGCGTCATATCGACCGCTGGCTACAATGCCGCCGAAAAGCTGAGGGACGCATTCGCAGCCACCCAAAAAGCCCCCGGATGGCCCGACAATGACCGGGTGCAGTCCAGCCCCAAGCCCGATCACGCCGTCACCATCCAGATCGACCGCCTGTCCGCCTATCACCGTATCGCCAGGCTGATCCCGCCGCAGGACCGTGCCATCATCGGCATGTGCGTCATCGAGGCCCGATCAGCGGCCCATATTACCACAGACGGGCGCAGGCCGTATTACGGGCCGGGACACAAGGCAGGGCTGACCCATCTGCGTGAGGCGCTTGACCGGCTTGCCGACAAAATGCAGGGCGGAGGCACTACCACATATTGACCATTAGCCGCTAATCTGCCCAAATAGGCATAATCCAAACGCGCGCCCGGAAAACCGTGGCGCGCTTTTCCATTCCATCACCCCGATAGGGAGCCGCCAAGCGCGGAATATAAGCACATGGCAGCAAGGCTCAATCCACAGCAGGACGAAAGGTCGAGATCGGCCATCAAAACCACACAGCTTGTCAAGCGTCTGAATTTATTTGCGCTTAATGAGCTGGATGACGCCGGAAACGTAGTGGAGTTGGACGCGGCTCGCCTCAGGGCAATCGAAATCCTTCTTAGAAAGACGTTACCTGATCTGTCGAATATCCAAGTCAGTGGAGACGCGGACAACCCTCTAGAGGTCATCACCCGTATCGAACTGGTTTCAGGTGGCGACGGCAAAGATTGAGCTTCCGCCGAAGCTTGTCGAGATATTCTCGGGCGAAGCGGACGTAAGGGGCGCATACGGCGGGCGCGGCAGCGGCAAGACGCGCTCATTCGCCAAAATGTCAGCGGTCAGGGGCTATATATGGTCCAAGACTGGGCGGCGGGGGATAATCCTCTGCGGTCGCCAGTTTATGAATTCGCTGGCGGATTCGTCCCTGGAGGAAATCAAGGCGGCGATTGAGTCCGAGCCGTGGTTGGCCGCTCATTACGACATTGGCGAGAAATACGTCAGGACCAAGGATGGCCGCGTCCGGTATGAATTCACCGGGCTTGACCGGAATATTGACAGTGTAAAGTCGAAGGCCCGGATTTTGCTGTGCTGGGTGGATGAGGCCGAGCCGGTCATTGAGGAGGCGTGGGCCAAGCTGATCCCGACACTCCGGGAAGAAGACAGCGAGCTTTGGGTGACATGGAATCCGGAGCGGAAAACAAGCCCGACGCACAAAAGGTTTAGGCTGGCCAAAGACCCTCGCATAAAGGTCTGTCAGATCAATTGGCGGGACAACCCGTGGTTTCCCGAGGTCCTTGAGCGCACCCGCCAGCGCGACATGCGCGACAGGCCGGACGATTATAGTTGGATTTGGGAAGGTGATTTCCGGTCAGTCATCGCGGGGGCTTACTTCGCAGCGGGGATCAATCTCGCCCGGAAAGAGGGCCGTATCGGTCGGGTGTCTGCTGATCCGCTCATGGAGAAGCGGGCCTATTTCGACATTGGCGGGACCGGCGCGCGGGCAGACGCGCGGGCCATCTGGATTGTGCAGTTTGTTGGCAAGGAAATCAGGATTATCGACTACCGCGAGACGGTCGGACAGCCATTGAGCGCTGATGTGGAATGGCTGCGAAACGAGGGTTATTCGGGCATTCACTGCGTTTTGCCCCATGACGGCGAGACAAATGACCGCGTGCATGACGTGAGTTACGACAGTTATCTGCGGGCGGCGGGCTTTCCCGTCACGGTCATTCCAAATCAAGGCCGTGGCGCGGCAATGAAGCGGATTGAGGCTGTGCGGCGCATATTGCCAAGCTGCTGGTTCAATGAGGCGAAGTGCAGCACCGGCATAGATGCTTTGGGTTGGTATCACGAAAAGCGCGACGAAGAACGGGGCGCAGGGCTTGGGCCAGAGCATGATTGGTCCAGCCACGGGGCTGACGCATTCGGGCTTATGGCCGTGGCCTATGAGGCCCACAGCGCGCCGCGCACAAATGCACCGGCCTACAGGCCAAGGGTAGTGGTTTAATGGATAGCACCGACGACATGACAGGGCTGATTGCCCATGTCGCGCGCCTGAAGGACGCGGCGGCGGACTATCTTTCGGAGCAATCCGAGCGCCGTCATGAGGCGATGGAATATTACGACGGCATAATGAAGGATTTGCCCCACGAAGAGGGCCGGTCCTCCGCTGTATCGAATGACATTCGCGCCAATCTCAAGAAGGTCATGCCGTCGATCATGCGCACCATTTGCGGTGGTGGCGATGTGGTGAAATATCTGCCGGTCGGCCAGGAAGATGAGGAGGGCGCGAAGCAGGCGACCGATTACATCAACTTGATTGGCCCCGCTGAGTTTGACATTGAAACCGCGATTTATGACGTGGTGCATGAGGCGGCGCTTCTGAAAACCGGCATTATCAAATGGTGCGCCTATCGTCAAAAACAGGTCACGATCCGCAAATATACTGATCAACCGACCGAAAGCGTGATTGGCCTGTTCGATGATCCTGATGTGGAGATTACGGACTATTCCGAGACGGAGGAAACCGATCCGAGTGTCTTGGCGGTCTATCCCGATGCGGCAAGACATTCTTTCACTCTGAGGCGGGTCAAAGAAGTTGTGCAGCCCAAGCTTGAGGCGGTGGAGCGCGGTTCCTTCCTGATCACGCCCGGCGCGGATGAAATCGAAACGGCTGAACTGGTTGGCGAGGAGTTAATTCTGCCCCGGTCAAAGCTGGTCGAAATGGGCTACGACAAGGCTGTGGTGTGGGGCCTGCGCCGGGATGACGGGCTGAAAGACGACGACCAATCGCGGGATGGTGACGATTACTCCGAGGCGCGGCGCGAAACGGTCAAGGCCTTGCAGCTTGTTCGCGTTTGGGAAGTTTATGTTCGTCTGGATCGAGACGGCGATGGGATTGCCGAACTCTACCGCATTGTTTTCGGCGAGGGTGACAATACCGAAAACCACGCGGTCCTTGGCTTTGAAGAGGTGGACGAAGCGCCGTATGCGTCAGTCGTGATTGAACGCGAGCCGGGGCAGTTTGAAGGCCGCTCGCTCTTTGAAGACCTTAAGCCGGTTCAGAGGGTCAAAACCGCAATCCTGCGGACGACGATGGATAACATGTATGCCCAGCTTAATCGCAGGGTAGCATATCAAAGCCAGTCTGTCGAAAACCCGGAGGCACTGACGGGTGGCAAATTCGGCGCTCCCCTGATCCTCAAGCCAGGATACAAGCTGAGCGATGCGATAGCGTGGGAGGAAGTTCCATTCATCGCGGCGCAGTCTTTCCAGATGCTGGAGTACTGGGACCGGGTTGCGACCGACCGCACGGGAATCACCGATGCTTCCGGCGGGCTTGAGGCTGAAGATGTGAGCGGCACAAGCGCAACGGCGGCAAGTCTGCTGTCGGAGCGGGGAATTGCCCAGGCCGACATGATGGTGCGCACGATTGCCACCGGGGGGCTGCGCAAGGCCTTTCGCGGGCTTCTGAAGCTGGTGATTGCCCACAGCGACGGGCCGCGCACGGTTCGCATGAAGGGCGAGTGGGTCCAATACGACCCGCGCCTGTGGAATGCGGACATGGATTGCGAGGTCAATATCGGCCTTGGTGGGGGCACCAAGGAGCGGGATATGGCGGTCCTGCAAGTGATCTATGGCTTGCAGAAGGAGCTATTGCTGGCGATGGGGGCCGACAATGTGTTCGTGAAGCCAGAACAGCTTTACAACACGCTCGAGAAGATTACGGAAACGGCGGGTTTCCCGAGCGCGCAGCCCTATTTCACCGATCCTGACCCCGAAGAAGTGCAGCGCAAGATGGATGAGGCGAAAAACGCGCCGAATCCCGATGTGGTGAAAATCGAGGCTCAGGGCAAGGTTGATGCGCAGATTGCCCAAATGAACGCTCAAACGACCCTGCAACTTGAGCAATCCAAGCTGAATATTCAGGCCCAATCGGAGCAGATGAAGGCCGAAGTGGCGCGGGATAAAGAGGCTGCGCAGATGCAGGCTGATCTTGCGACGAAAGAGCAGGAATCCGCGATGGAGGCCCAGCTTGAGGCGCAGAAAATGGCATTTGAGCGCGAAAAGCACCAAGCCGATCTGGCGATGAAAGAGCGGGAATTGCAGGTCAAGCGCGAGATTGAGCTTCTGAAACTCGGGGCAAGGGACAGTGAGACGGGAGTTGTTTCAAAGGACGACGACCGGCAGGCGGCTTTGGTCGGCGCGCTGCAACAAATGCTTGAAAGTGTCGGCAAGATGAACGGGCCGAAACGGGTAATCCGCGATGAAAATGGCGATGTCATCGGCGTGGAGGCTGTGCAATGACGCTGAACAGCACCAGCGCGTTTGTTGGCGCCGCAAAGCAATATGCGAGCTGGGTCAAGACCGCCACGCGAACCTCAATCGCGGGCACGTGGTTTTCCGTGTTCAATATTGCGGGAAATCCTGGGGCTGGAACGCTCGCCGGATCGTCAACCACGGCTGGCGATGTCCCGACTGATGCAACGGCGGGGTTCCCGTCCATAAACGCTTTTGCGGGCGGCGCTACAGGTTATTTGGCACAGGTTGAATTCGGGTCAAACGTCGCCTGCCGAATGAAAATGTTCGATTGTCTGTGGAAGGGCGGGGCCTACACCTTCAACGCAAACGTAACGCTGTCCTCGCAGCCATCCTATTCCGCGCGAATGCCAGGTGGGTCATACACAGACACCCAAATCTGGATTGAGGCCGTTACTGCGTTTACTGGCAACCTGTCTGTAGCTGTCACCTACACCAATCAGGATGGGACGACGGCACGGACGACAGGAACTGTCGCGACCGGCGTCGCCCCGACCTTGGGCCGCATGATCCAATTGCCATTGCAGGCAGGTGACACGGGAGTGCAGAAAATTGAAACCGTCGTTGCGACTGTTTCGACTGTGGGCACGTTCAACGTTCTGGTTCTGCGCCCTCTGTGGGGTGGGCGTGTCAGGACCGCGAATGACGGAGACACCCACGGTCTGACGGAAACCATGGTGCCCGAAGTTTTTGCAGACTCAGCGCTATTTGTGGCGATTGCGGCGGACAGCACTTCGACCGGCGTCCCTGAGATTGAGATGGTTATAGCAAGTGGCTGATCTCGGCCAATTCCCGTTTCGAGTCAGAGGCGTTGACCTTTCCGATACAGCGCGAATTGATGCCAAAGGGCAGGCCGTCGCAGTCCTTGACACAGCGGTTTTCCCGGAGGCCCGGCAGGCTGTAGCGGCGGGGTATTTCGATGTAACCGGCTCCGCCACCGGAACGGTGGAATCCGCCGGGGTCAACGGGGTTGCGAGCGGCACCTTTGATGTGACCGGGGCGGCGCAAGGGGCCGCGCTGGTTTCCGGGCAGGCAAGCGGTGCGATAAGTCTTGACGGGGCTGCGAGCGGCACAGTTTCGTCGCCCGCCATCACGGGGCAGGGCGGCGGTTCGTTCGACGTAACCGTTTCTGCCACGGCAACGACGTCCGTTATTGTCCTCTATCGCGGGGACGACGCGCCGGATTGGCGCAGACGGTTTTACGACCGGCAGATAAAGGAATTCGAGGAAGCCCTTGAGGCTATCCCCAAGGCCGAAGAACCGCAGGACGCGGCACAAGAGGCGGTTGAGGCATTCACCCCTCTGGCGCAGTCTGGCGGAGAGGCAAAGGTCGCGGCGCAAGCCATCACGGAAGCCCTTCGCGGGCTGACGATGCAGGCGATGAAGCGCAAGGAAATGCAGCACGAGATTGCTGATATTCGGGCGGAACTGGCCCGGATCGAGGCTTACCGGCGCAAGAAACGCAACAATGAGGCGGCAATTTTGCTGTTGGCGGGATGATCGGCGAAGCCCAATACCTTCACGACAGTGAGTTGCTCAAGGAGATTTTCGACGGCATGGAGCGCGACGCCATAGAGCGTTGTGTTCATACCGACGACGACGAAACGCGGCGCGTCTCTGCAATGGAGGTGCGCACCATCCGATCTGTGCGGCAGAAGTTGAAATCGCTTTGCAGCGACAAGACCAATCTGCGCACGGGTGCCGTGGTCTAGCCCGGCTCATCACCAGCAAAGAGGCTGAGAAAATGAACGCAACCCAAGAGGGCGGCGAAGATACAGGCATTGTTGACGATCAGGCTGATGACTTCGGCGGCGAGGATCAATTTGACACCCTCGCGTCGGATGATGAGGCAATTGGCGACGATGTAACCACCGACGAAGAACCTGGGGCCAATGAGGCTGGCGAGGAATCGGCGGATGAGGACGTGGAAGTCACGCTCGACGGCGGGGATAAAGTCTCGCTGAAAGAGCTGAAGGACGGATATTTCCGGGCCAAGGACTACACGTTCAAGACGACGGAGATTGCGCAGGAACGCGAGGCGGTGAAATCGTCGCGCGCCGAACTGACCGAGCGCACTCAAGTCGTTGAAACCGTATTGCAGAACCTTTCCGGCTATCTGGAAAGCCTGATCCCCGCCGAACCCGCCCTGTCGCTGGCCCGGAGCAACCCGGGGGAATACCAGTATCAGATTGCGGTTAGGCAGAACGCGATTGCGGAACTGGAGCGGTTGGTTTCGATGAAAGGTGCAGTTGATGAGGCGAAAGCTTCATTCAGCCAGGCCGATCTTCGGGATTTTCAGGCTCGCGAAACCGCAGCGCTTATCAAGACAATGCCCGCGCTGGCCGACCCGGCCAAGAAAACGGCATTCGATGGCAGGGTGAAGGCCGCAGCCAAGGAGTTTGGGTTTTCCGACGACGAAATCGGCCAGACCCACGACCACCGCATTCTGAGACTTGTTCACTATGCCGCAATCGGTCGGAAGGCCGAGGAAAACCGGCTGGCCGCAAGTCGAAGGGTGGAGACTCCGAAGCAAGCCAAGGCGAAATCGGCGGCAGCGCCGGTCAACGTCAACAACCGGAAGGCCATGCACCAACTCAGCAAAACAGGCTCGATCAAGGACGCCATGCAGGTGGACTTCTGACGGGCCTCACCAGTGAGGTGCCCAAATGGCAGTCATTACCAACACTTTCACCACCCAAGCCCCCCCGAAGGGCAACCGGGAAGAACTGAGCGACGTGGTGTCGCGCATCACCCCGGAAGATACGCCGATCTATTCGATGATCTCGAAGGAATCGGCAAAGTCGATCTTCCCGGAATGGGAAGTTGACACGCTGGCCGCACCGGCAGCGAACGCGCAGCTTGAAGGCGACCAATACACCTTCGCCGCAATTGCGCCCGTCACCCGCATGGGGAACTACACCCAGATCATGCGAAAAGATTGGGTTGTGTCGAACACCCAGGAGGCGGTTGACAACGCGGGAGACGCGGAGAAGATCAAGGAGGTTCGCGCCAAGCGCGGCGTCGAAATCCGCAAGGATACCGAATTGGCCATTGTGTCCAATACGGCATCTGTCGGCGGCGCGACCCGCATCTTGGGCGGTCTGCCGTCGTGGCTGACGACCAACGTTTCGCGCGGGGCGACCGGCGCAAACGGTGGCTACAACACCGGCACCAAACTGACTGTTGCAGCCACGAACGGCACCCAGCGGGCGTTCACCAAAACGCTTCTGGATGCGACCATGCAGGCCGCTTACACGGCGGGCGCGAACGTCAAGTATGTTGTGGGGTCGCCCTACATCAAGTCGGTGTTCGTGACCTTCATGTCGGATACCAACGTGGCGGCTTTCCGCATGGCGGCGACGCCCGACGGCAAGCGCACCATCGTTGCGACTGCGGACTACTACGATGGCCCGTTTGGCCGTGTGGCGTTCGTTCCCAACCGCGTAATGGCCAACTCGGCTGGCGTGGCGCGGAACGTGCTCCTTCTGGATGATGATATTCTCAGCATGAAGACGCTGCGGAAGATTCAGGACGACAAGAACGTCACGACGAACGCGGATTCGCGGGCTGGCGTGATCATAGGGGAACACACCCTCAAGGTGTCGAATGAGGCCGGTCTCGGCGTGATTGCCGACGTGTTCGGCCTGACCGCTTCGACCTGATCCAAGCGGGGGCGGGGAAACTCGCCCCCTTCACACAACCGGAGAAAAAAATGGCGAACGACAAACCCCGGCTTGCGCCGGTCAAGATGCTCTATGCCTATTGGCCCGCAGAGGATGAACGGGTCAACGCTGGCGAAATCATCGAACTGCCGCTTGAACAGGCGAAGGCGCTGATTGCCGCTGGCAAGGCAGAGCGCGCCGACCCCATGCCGGGCGAAGAATGATCAAGGACGGCGACTGGTCCCTGTTCGACTACGACTTCCAGACCAAGCGCCAGATTTGGCGACGGTCCAATTCGGACGGGTCCAGCACCTACAGGACGGACTATCACGTTGATGACGTGCTGGCCCAAAACCATGCCGAGCGGATGGACAACGCCGGGAAGCGCATGGGGGATTGGGTCAAGGTCGCATCCGTCCCCCTCGCGCTGCATCACAGCGAACTCGCGGCGGCGCAGTCTCAACTCGACGGCAAGTATATCGACAACTGGCTGGATGAAAATTCAGCCTTCAGGACGTGGTGACGCATGGACGAAGTTTTCGTTTGGGAAGCCACCTATTCCAGCCAGTTGACTCATCACGCGGCCAGCGTGAAGCCCTACGGCCAATTCCGCACCAGATATGTTCACGGCGATCTTTTCGAAGCCATGAAAGAGCGCGCCGAAAAGGCTGAATCAGCCCTGAGGGACAAATGATGGATTACCCCGAACTCATTGCCGAGGTCACGGAAAGGTCCGGGGACAGCGCGGTTGCGGTGCGGGCGCGCATGTATTTGCGGCTTGCGGAGGCTGAAATCAACAAGGCCCTGCGGGTTGCGGGGAATGAGGAAAGCGCCACCATCACGACGGACGCAAACGGAGAGGCGAGGCTTCCAGATGATTTTTCCGCCCTTCGGATGATTGTCATGGGCAACCGGGAACTGTCCGCCGGGTCATTCCAGAGCCTGTCAACGACGGTTTCCAGTGGCTATTCGGTTCGCGGGGATACTTTGATCACGTCTTGGCCGGATACGGACATGACCTTGCATTATTACGCCAAGATACCCGATTTGAGCCTGACCGGGACGAACTGGCTGATTGAAACCGATCCGGCGATCTACCTCTACGCCATGCTTGAGCAAGTCTTTCTTGCCAAGCTGGATGCGGAAAAAGCCGCAGCCGCGCATTCGGTCTTTGAGGGGCTGATAGATCAGCGCCGCAGGGATGATTACGTTTCGCGGTTCGGCAACAAACCATACATGGTTACGGGGACAGTTGTATGATTGGCGACATTCTCCCCGATATTCTGGCGGAATGCGGCCTTGATCGCGCTTCGCCAGATATTGGCGAAAACATCTTTGAAATGCGCCAAATCAGGTCGCTGATGAATGTCGCCGGTCGGGATATAAATACCCGCGTTGAATGGTCGCGGGCGCAGGGTTCATTCGGTGTGACGAGTGCGGCCTTCGGTGCCTTGCCTGTTGACTTTCAGCGCATGGCGAATGCTGGCGCGGTTATTTTCGACGGCAACGATCATATTCCCGTGCGACCATGTGTGTCGCCGGAACTGTGGCAGTTGCTCGAGAAATTCCCGCCCGAACAGCCATATTATCTGCTTCGAGACGGACGGATTTACTTCACAGTCGATACCGGGGCTGAGGGCGCATTGGTCCGCTATGTCTCAGCAAATTGGGTTTCCGGCACGGATGCCGTTGCATCGAATGCCGACGTGACGATTTTCCCCGAGAGACTTCTGGCGAAAGGCACGGTCTGGCGGTGGAAGCGGCAAAAAGGCCTGCCATACGACGATCTGATGGCGGAATTTGAGGCTGACATGGAATCCGCTGCAAGATCGGATCGGGGCATTCAATGAGTCTTGTCAGGCCCGCCCGTCTTCGCCCATCGGGCAGGGTGGAGACAAAGAGCGCCAAGGAAGCGCCTGCGGTTCCGGTCAAATTCCCGGCCCCCCTTGCTGGATGGGTCGAAAACCAGAACTTGGCGACCAACGGGACGGGGGCGGTTGTCTGCGAGAACATGTTTCCCACGTCTCGCGGGCTGAGGGTCAGAGGCGGATCAACAAAGGTTGCTACGGTTGGCGCGCGGGCGCGGTCGATGTTCACTTATGAAACGGCAACGGTTGCCAAGCTTTTTTGCGCCACGGGATCGGCAATTTACGACATTACGGCAATGGATCCCAATACCGTTCCGTCGGCGGCGGTTTCGGGTCTTGCATCCGGGTATTTCTCGACCGAACAAATGGGAACGGTTGGCGGGGAATTCCTCTACGCGGTCAATGGAACGGACAGTGCGCGGCTGTTCAATGGGGCCACTTGGACGACGATCACGGGCGTATCTACCCCCGCAATCACGGGGATAACAACTTCGACCCTATCCTTTGTCTGGAAGCACAAGAACCGCCTGTGGTTCGTTGAAAAGAACACCAAGAACGCTTGGTATCTGCCGGTTGATTCAGTTGGCGGCGCGGCGGCGCAGTTTTCGCTCGCCGGGGTATTTCAAAAGGGCGGGGCGCTGCTGTTTGGGGTTACTTGGTCGCAGGATTCCGGGGACGGAATGGATGACCGGATTGTGTTCGTCTCGACCGAGGGTGAGATTGCCGTATATCAGGGGACAAACCCTGCATCAGCAACAGATTGGGGGCTTGTCGGGCTTTACAACATGCCTGCCCCGCGCGGGAAGAAATGCCATATCCGGGCGGGCGGCGACGTTATAATCGGAACTGATGCGGGCGCGATTCCTCTTTCCGCGTCGATTGACAAAGACCCAGCGGCACTGAGTGCGGCGGCGGTATCATCCGCCATTGAAACCTCCTGGCTGAAATCGACCCGGACTTGGGATGCGATTCAGGCATGGGAAATGGTAAAATGGCCACAGGAAAACATGCTGATTGTGTCCCTGCCGCACGAAGGGGCAATTTCCTTCGTTGCGAATATCCAGACAGGACGGTGGGCCAAATATATTGGGTGGGATGCGCAGTGCTTCGCCGTCTTTGATGAGCGGCTTTATTTCGCTGACATTTCGGGGAATGTATTCGCGGCGGAACGGGGCGGGACGGACAACGGGGCGGCTTATATCGCTCGCCTGTCCTACATCGCCAGCGACTTTGAAAGCCCGGCGCAATTCAAGGTGACGGGCTTGATGCGAGGGACTTTTCAGGCCGTTGGAACACCGGTTGTGCAGCTATCCGCGTCTTCGGATTACAGCACTGTATTCCCGGCACTTCCCAATGCGTTTGTGCCCTCGGGGGGCGCTGGCGCGAAGTGGGACGTTTCGCTTTGGGATCAGGCCAAATGGGATGATGACGGGCTGAATAACTATCTGGTGAAGCCGACATACACGACGGGCTGGGTTCCCGTTGCCGCGCAAGGGTATGCGCTTTCTCCGCAGATGCAGATGGTCATCAGCGGAACCGGAAGGCCGGATGTTGAACTGGTGCAGATTGACATGATGATTGAGGCGGGCGGCGCGGTTGGCTGACCCGATATTCGGGCGCAGCGCGGAAGTATCTGAGTTTGTGGCGGGCCTTCTCGGGTTCGGGCGTGGCTTTGATGATTGCACGGCAATTGGCTTTGGGAAGCCCTTGGTGGCTGGTGTCGTCTATCACAACTGGAACCCGGAATCCGGAACCATAGAACTGTCGGCGGCTTCAACGCGGCGCGACTGGCTGAACAAGAATAACCTTCTGACGGTATTCGGATACCCATTCGACCAGTTGGGGTGCCAACTCTGCATCGCCAGAATATCGGAAAACAACGACCGGGCGCGACGCATCTGGCGCGCGCTTGGGGCGAGTGAGTTTGTCATCCCCCGCCTGAGAGGCAGGGACGAGGCAGAAGCCATTTACACGCTGACACGGGAAGCGTGGGACGAAAGGAAGCCACATGGGTAAGCAAAAAGCACCGGCCCCGCCGGACCCTAAAGACACGTCTGCGGCCCAGACCGGCACCAGCGTAGCCACGTCGATTGCCAATGCGCTGTTGCAAAACGTCAACCAGGTTGGGGCAGATGGGTCAACGCTGACCTATAATCAGACGGGCAGCAATTCGTTCACCGACCCCTATACCCAAAAGACCTACGCGCTTCCTACCTTCACAGCGACACAGAAGCTTTCCGCCCCGGCGCAGGCGATTTATGACACGACACAGTCCGCGCAAGGCAACATGGCTACGGCGGCAAAGAACCTGTCCGGCAATGTCACAAGCACCCTGTCGAACCCGTGGACGGCTGATACGTCTGCAATCGAAAGCCACCTGTTTGATTTGGGGTCCAGAACGCTTGACCCGAAGTTTGCGCAGCAACGCGGCGACCTTCAGACGCAACTTAGCAATCAGGGCATCAAGCTTGGGTCGGACGCTTACACGCGGGCCATGTCCGATCTTGGGACCACTCAGGGCCAAGCCTATACCGATCTTGCCCTGAGGGGCAGGGGGCAGGCGTTTGGCGAATTGCAGGCGCAGCGCAACCAGCCGCTCAACGAATTGTCGGCGCTTCTGTCCGGGTCGCAGGTTTCCATGCCAAACTACCAGACGAACACGCCGCAGGCCATTCCGACGACCGACAACGCGGGGCTGATTAACCAGAATTATCAGCAAAAACTTGCGGCGTGGCAGCAAAATCAGGCCACCTCTGGCGGGATTCTTGGCGGGTTGTTCAATCTTGGCGGGACGTTGGGTGCGGCGGCAATCATGTCCGACAAGCGCACGAAAACCGACATCAAGAAGGTGGGAAAGACCGACGATGGCCAGAAGGTCTATTCCTACCGCTACAAGCATGACGGGCCGAAGGGGCCGATTCACATGGGCCTGATGGCGCAGGAAGTGGAGCGGCGCACCCCAGAGGCCGTCGAGGAACATGGTGGCATCAAGTTCGTGAACTACGAAAAAGCATTGGCGGGGGCAAAATAATGGCGCTTTCGTTCGCTTTCGGCGGAAACACCGGGCAATCCTACGAAGACCTCAAACGCAAGCGGCAGTTTGCTGAATCCATGATGCTGCGGGGCATGGGTTCGCAGCCCAAAACCGCGATGGAGGGCCTTAATAGCGCCGCCTCATCCATTTTTGGGGCCTTGATCGCAAAGAAGGCTGGCGCACAGGAAGCGGCGGGGCAAGAGGCATATAACAAGAGGCGGGAATCTGCCTTTTCTGGCTTGATTGGCCAGCCTCCGGGTGGCGCTCCGGCGAGCCAGCCGCCCATAGCCGCCCCAGACCCGAATAGCCCGTCCGTAATCGGCGATGAGGCAATGTCTGTTTTGGGCAAGCCGTCGAACAACTACAAGCCGGGGGACAGGGAAAGCTTCGTCAGCGCCATGATGCCCCATGCCCTTGAAGCAAGCAAGATGACCGGGGTTGACCCACGGTTGATCGTGGCGCAGGCCGCTCAGGAAACCGGATGGGGGGCACATGCGCCGGGTAACAACTATTTCGGTGTGAAGTCGCACGGGCAGGGAGGGGGGAATAATCTCTCCACGACCGAATATGTGAACGGCCAGCCCGTCACGATGAACGACAATTTCCGCAGCTATGGCGGGATGCGGGACAGCGCTATGGGTTATGCGAACTTCCTCCTGGGAAACCCGCGTTACCAGCCGATGATGAATGCGCAAGGGTTGGACGCGCAATTGGCGGCGCTGGGGCAATCCGGCTATGCCACCGATCCGAACTATGCTTCGTCGGTCGGCGGCATAGCAAAAAGCCTGCCCGACCTTATGGCGCTGGCTTCTGACCCCTACGCTAGCGATGCAGATCGCAGCGTGTTCGCGGGCCTTATTCAGCAAGCCCTTACCCCGCCCGATCCGATGAAGGGCATTGAGCTGCAAAAGGCGCAACTGGAACTGGCGCAGATGCAGAACCCGCAGGCTGTTGAGGCCGAGACGTTCACCGGCCCGGATGGCACGGTTTACAGCTTTGACCCGGTGACGCGAGAGGCGAAGCCGTTGACCGGGGCTAAGCCAGGTGGGGCTGATATGCCCGCCGCGTTTGCGTCCCTCGATCTTCAAGCCAAGGCGGCTGGATTGCAGCCCGGGACACCTGAATATCAGGATTTCATGCTAAAGGGGGGCGGTTCTGGTGCGCCTGCGGCCTTCGTCGCTCTTGATCTGCAAGCCAAAGCTGCCGGGTTCAACCCGGGGACGCCCGAATATCAGGAATTCATGGCAACACGCGGGGCCGGGCTTATTGCCGAAGCGAAGCTTAAGGGTGAGGACGCGGCGCTTCTGGATAGCCAGAAATCCAAAATGGAAGGTCTGGAAACTGTTGTATCTGAACTAAACGCTCTGGCGGATCAGGCGACCTACACTGGCGTTGGACAAGCGGTCGATTTCGTGGGGAGGCAGCTTGGCATTGCCCCACGTGACGCAGCGGTGGCGCGGTCTGAGTATATTGCCAAGGTTGACAATCAGGTTCTGCCCATGTTGCGAGACACGTTTGGCGCGGCTTTTACCATGAAAGAGGGTGAAACGCTTCGCGCTACGCTTGGCGATCCGAACAAGACCCCGCAAGAAAATAAGGCTGTCCTCCGCGCGTTCATAGATCAGAAAAAGCGCGACATTGATGCCCTTCAAAAGAGGACCGGGCGGCCGACAAGCGGCACGACCTACACTTTCAACCCCGCGACAGGTGAACTTGAATGATTACTGTCAACACTCCTGACGGCGGGCAGGCACAGTTCCCTGACGGGACCGACCCCGGCGTTATCAAGCGGGCGCTGGCGAAGAAATTTCCGCCTCCGAAGGCCCAATTTGGCCCGCCCACGGCACCTGTCACGAAAAACCCGGACGGCACTTACGGCAAACCGCCTGAGGGGATGGTGCTGAACCCGAACACCGGGCAATTCACATCGCGCGAACTCTTGGCCAACACCATGGCTCCGAATGCGGCTAGTTCGGCTATCGCGGGCGGTGGGCAGGGCGCTACCTTCGGCGCGGCGGACGAAATGGCTGGCGGTCTGAATGCCATCATCCCCGGCCAAGGCACGATGGGCGAGCGTTACGACTTCGGGCGGGAGTATGCCCGAGCGATGGTGGACTCATCGCGGCGCGATCATCCCGTAGCAGCTTATGGCGGGGAAATTGCTGCGGCTATGGCGCTTCCGGGGGCTTCCATCAAGGCGGCGCAAGGCACAAGTTTGCCAGTTCGTGCGGGAATCGGCATGGCTGCCGGGGCGGGGCAGGGTGCGGCCTATGGCTTTGGGGCCGGTGAAGGCAGCCTTAATGAGCGGGCGCAAAACGCGGCTATTTCAGGCGGCATCGGGGCGACCCTTGGCGGGGCAATTCCGGCAATCGGGCAGTTGTTTCAGAAAGCCGCCAACAACAAGGCGACAAAGAAAGCCATTGCCGATCTTGTCGCCAAAGCCCCAACCAGTGAACAACTTCGCGCCATGGGCCGCAGCGCATATTCGCAGATTGACCAAGCTGGGGTTTCCATCAAGCCAGACGTTGTAAAGTCCGGCATGGACGACATTGCCAGCACCCTTGGCGCAGAGGGGGCGGCGCTTGATGTGGGTTCGAGGGTATTTCCTGCGGGCAGGGCGATTATGGATGCGGCAAAAACCGCAACCGACGGGAAAAACACCATTCCGTTCAATGAACTTGATGTGTTCCGCCGTTTCGTCGGCGGGGCCGCAAGAGCCAACCCGCAGAATGGCGCGGATACACGCCTCGCTGGAATCGCGATGGGCAAAATTGATGACTTGGTGAACAACCTGAAACCAGGTGACGTGGATGCGGGAGACCTACAAGCACTGCAAACTCTTCTTCCCAAGGCTCGCGATCTTTGGGCGCGCATGTCAAAAAGCCAAAAGATTGACGATGCAATTGAAGCTGGCGACAATTACCTGTCCGGGTCTGCAAGCGGTATTCGCAATCAGTTTTCCCGAATCCTCAAAAACCCCAAACTGGCGCAAGGATTCAGCGAAGTTGAAAAGGAAGCGATGCGGCGCGTCGCCAGAGGGACTATTCCCGAACAGGCTATTCACGTTGCTGCCGGTGGCTTGGGAAAGCTTCTGACGACGCTTGGCGGCGGGTTCACCGGGGGCATCGGCGGGGCCGCAGGCGGGCTTGCCATTTCTGCCGGTTTGGGAAGGGCGTCGGAGTCAATCGTCCGCAAGAATGCTGAAATTGCCCGCGCTCTTGTTGCCGCTGGGGGTATGTCAGCACCGGCCAACAGCCAAAGCGCGTTTCCAAGCATTGTCGAGGCGCTTCTTCAGCGCGGATCGCGCCCGGTCAGCCCCATTTTTGGCCAGCTAATAGCAGGCCAGTCAGCGCCAAGATGATCAAGAACGATACAAGCGCTCGCGTCGGTATATTTCTCTCGATCGGGTTGTGAAACTCTTTCCAGCACCAAAGCATGACTAGGGTGCAGGTGTTGCCGATGAAAACACCGGCGGCGACATGAACTATGCTTACTTCGACCATAGCCCCGCATCATAGCGGCTAACGGCCCGTCCGCAAAGCCAGAAAAACCATACCAAAGGCTCCTTCGGGGGCCTTTTTCGTTTTGGAGCCCCCCAATGCCAAGAAGTTCAGGCGTCTATAGCGCCCCGCCGGGAACAACTGTTGCGGCAAACACCACCATCGAATCCGCGAAATACAACGCTTTCGTTGCCGATCTTGTGGCTGACGCGAACGCCCCGCGCCCGGTTTCGGCTGGGGGCACGGACGCATCCACGCCAGACGGTGCGCTGAACTCTCTTGGCGGAACGACGGTAGGCAAGGACGTTTTCCGGGCCGCGACGAAAGCGGCGGCACGGCAGGCCATCGGCGCTGAACTCCCTGCCGGGGCCGTCGCGTATTTCATCATGTCAGCCGCTCCCACGGGCTGGCTCAAGGCCAACGGCGCAGCGGTTTCGCGCACGACATATGCCGATCTATTCGCGGCAATCGGCACTTCGTTCGGGGCCGGTGATGGATCCACGACTTTCAACGTCCCCGACTTCCGGGGTGAATTCATCCGATCCTGGGACGATGGCAGGGGCGTCGATGCTTCGCGATCTATGGGATCGGCCCAAACCGCCGCGATGCTCAACCACACGCACACGGTTACGGGCAATACCAACACCACCGGAAGCCACAGCCACACGGACGGCCTGTCCAGCTACGGCCCGTGGGGAAACAAGTTTGGGTCAACCACGGCCGGGGCGCTGACGCAGACCGGCAGCGGTCAGCAGGGATCGAACCTCGTCAACATCTTCACGTCAACGGATGGCGACCACAGCCACACCGTCACCGGCACAACCGGAAACCCGTCAGCAGGTGGCGGGACTGAAACACGACCGCGCAACATCGCGCTGCTCACCTGCATCAAATACTGAAAAATCAACACCTTAAATACGGAGATACATCGTGGCTATGCAATATTCTGCCAGCGTCAGGAATGGCGCGCTTGATGCGATGGAGACGGCGGCGGGGACCGCGCCGACTCTGAAAATCTGGACCGGAACCCTTCCGGCAAACTGCGCTGCGGCTGATGCTGCGGGCACCACTCTGGCGACGATGACGCTTCCCTCCGACTGGCTGGCGGCGGCATCCGGCGGAACAAAAGCAATTTCCGGGACGTGGCAGGACGCTTCTGCCGACGCCACCGGGACGGCGACCCACTTCCGCATCTATCAGGGTGCAACCTGCCACTTCCAAGGCGGCATTACCGCGACCGGCGGCGGCGGGGACATGACGCTCGACAATACGTCCATTGCGTCCGGTCAGCAGATCACCGTGACCACCTTTACCCTGACTGCCGGGGGCGCGTAATGAAACACGCCAACCGGGTTCAGGTCACAACGGCGACAACCGGGACAGGCACCGTAACGCTGGGGGCGGCTTCGACCGGCTTCCAATCGTTCTCGGCTGGCGGCGTTTCGGATGCGGACGTTGTTCGCTACCTCATCAAGCAGGGCAGTGATTGGGAGATCGGCAGCGGCACCTACACCGCTTCCGGCACCACCCTGTCAAGAACGCTCACGTCCAGCAGTACGGGGTCACTCCTCAATCTGAGCGGCTCGGCCACGGTCTCCATCATCGCCGCCGCCGAAGACCTCCCCGCCAGCAAGGTCAAGGTTGAGGATTTCACGGCATCAGGGACGTGGACAAAAGAAGCCGGGGCCATATCCGTTCAGGTCATCATGATCGGCGGCGGCGCTGGCGGTGGGTCTGGCTGCTATCGCGCCGACTCTTCGACGGCGGCTTTCGGTGGCGCTGGTGGCGGGGCTGGTGGCAGGACGGAAGTCCACCTTCCTGCCACTGCATTCGCGTCAACCTCCACCATCACCGTAGGGGCTGGCGGCAACGGCGGCGCGGCGGCAACCGGCGCAGGTTCGGGGAACAACGGCAGTGTGGGCGGGGCAAGTATTGTCACGCTTGCCTCTGGCTCTCTGCGCGCCCGTGGCGGTGGTGCTGGTGACGGCGGGACCGCAAGCGCCTCCAACGGCGGCCCGGCTGGCGGCTCTGCCGGTGAATGGTATTCGGGAGCGGCCAACTACACCGCAGCCGGTGGTGGTGGTGGATCGGCAGCGGGCACTGCCGGAAACCGTGGCGGATGGCGACCGGGTGGCGGCGGCGGGGCTGGCGGTCAGGCTGCTGGCACTTCGACAGACCGCGCGGGCGCGGCTGGTGGCCTTGGTGGGTCGTTCAACGATTCCAGCACGTCCACCAACGCTGGCGGCGGTGCCGCTGGTGCTGCGGCGGGCGGGAATGGTGGCGCTGGTGGCGCAGCCGGGGATAGCCATTGGGGCGGTTCTGGCGGCGGCGGTGGTGGCTCCGCTGCGGCGGGCACGGCTGGTGCCGGTGGTGCCGGGGGTTATCCCGGTGGTGGTGGCGGCGGCGGCGGGGCCGGTACGGCTGCAAACTCTGGCGCTGGTGGGGCCGGGGCCGGTGGCTTTGTCAGACTGATCACGTTCTTCTGACATGTTTGCACCCATTGGCGCATACCCCATCGGGGGAATTGACGAAAGCAGAGACACGCAGGTCACAGCCAATGGGTCAATTGGCGTAACGGGCAGTGCCAGCGCCACCGTCCTTGTGACGGGCACCCTCACGCAAAGCTTGTCCCTGACGGGGCAGGCAACTTCGCAGGATGGCGATGTAGAAGCGGGCGATTTGCTTGGGTTCGGGCCGCTGGCGTCCGGCGCAATCGCAGAAATGTTCTCGACTACGACCGTGCTTTCAACAAGGACGGGGGCTGCATCCGGGACGCTCTCAATCAGTGGGGCTGGGTCCGCCGTTCTGCCTATATTCGCGCGGGCACCTGATATCGTTCTGGCGCAGTGGGTTGTGGTCCCGTCTGACAGCGGCGCAACCATCGCATCGGCTCCAGCCCCTCCGCTAACGCCGGCGTGGGCGGTAACTGTTGCCCCGCCCGGTTTTTCGGTTGTCGACTACCCGAACTATACAGAGTTGGTCACGTCCGTTCCCTTCCTGGGCATCACGCTGTCCGCTCAAGCGTCTACGTCCCTTACTCTTTCGGCCTCCGGGTCATTCCCCGTAACCGGGCAATCTGGCGTGTCGGTTCGTGTATCCGGGGCGGCGGGCGGGCAGTTTGACGCCACCGGGTCGGCAGCGGCGGCGGCAAAAATCACGGGAACCGCATCCGCCCAATTCGACATTTCCGGGCCGTCCACGGCGGTCATCGGTGTTGTTCCCCTGACTGCAACTGTCACGGCGGATTTCCAAATATCGTCTGCATCAAGCGTGGCTGTCGGGGTTTCCGGGGCCGTATCTCAGGTTTTCGACATTTCGGCTTCCGCTTCGTCGGGGACCGGAATTTTTGGCCAAATTGCAGCTTCTATCGACTTTTCCGCGACCGCCGCGATCACCCAGCCGTCACAGCGGCGGGTGGCCAATGCCCGCCAGTCTTTGAACGGCGGGCGCGTTCTTTCTTCACAAATCCCCGGATCCTTGGAGGTCTGACTTGTCCCGCACATTCACAATAAAGCGCGGCGATACCTCGCCATCGCTCCGGTTCGCCTTGGAGCCTGAATCTGTCGATCTGACTTCGGCCACATGCACCTTCCAGATGCGGCTTCGTCGCGGGGCGGTAGTGATCGACAGTCTGGCCGTGGTCGAAAGCGCTTCCCCCCCTGTCGTCAGATACAACTGGGCCGATGGCGACACGGGTACGGTCGGGACTTATGAGGCTGAGTTTCGCGTCACCTATGCCGATGGGGCAATCGAGACGTTCCCGAACAGCGGGTTTATCTCCGTCCTGATCAAAGGGGACGTTCGCTGATGGTGACGCTCGTTGTCGCCCCTTCGGCCAACGTGGCGGCGGGAAAGCTCACGACGCTTTCCGGCGCGGCGCTCGATCAGGATTTGTCAGTTGCGGCCAGCGGTTCGGTTGTCGCTTTTTCGGTGGCCGATGTGTCCCCGCCGTTCACCCCAACCGGGTCGAATGTCACGCCGGGGCCGGAAGTTATCACTGGTTCGGATGATCAATTCATCGTCGCGCCAGCGACCAATTTCGACGCAAGCGGTTCTCTGGCGTCTCTGACCGGGTGCTTTGTCAGCACAAACCGCACGCTCACGGGGCTTTTGAGCAATATCTCATACCGTGCGGCGCTCCTGACCCAAGGTAGTCCGGTCATCAATCTGACTTCCGCCCCTTCGGCATTTGCACCGGGGGATTGGTCTGTTGCCGATACCGCGACTGGCGGGATTGTCCGGGTGACGATTGGGTCTCTCCCGTTCAACGGCGGATCGGCCATCACCAATATCCATATTTTCGTTAACGGCAGCGGAACGCCTGTCGTTACCGGCCTGACAGGGGTAGGGTCTTTTGACGTAAGCGGGCTGGTGAACGATGCTTCGCACAGCTTCACTATCGCCGCGGTCAATGCGATTGGCCAAGGCCCGCTGTCTGCCGCAAAAACGGCGACCCCGACGATATTCAACCCCGCGTCCGTCAGCTTTGCGAACGAAAAAGCCAAGGTGTTTGCGTCGTTTGCCGCATCTCCTGATGGCGCTTGGGCTGGGTTCACGTCCGAAAGCGGATTCGCAAGCGTTACGACCGTCACCCACCCAGATCAGGTCAAGGCCGCTTGGGATGCATGGGCCGCAGGGTCGCCCGCGACAACGAAACATAAGGTTTACATGGCGTGGAACGGGCCTCTTACCCCCAGCGCCGCCCGCTGGTTCGGGCCAACTGCGGCGAAGCTTTCCGCATATGCCGACGCCACAAAACTCAACGGCTATGCGATTCCGCCCGGTGGCTTCTGGATTGAAAGCGCCCCCGGGTTTGACCCGATATGGGACAAGACCCTGAATATCACCGGGGCATCACGGTTGCATATCGGGAAAATGAGGATTGGCGGGCGGCGCGGCGCTACGCCTTCCGACACGTCGTTTTCGTTGAGTCTCGACAGGACTTCGACCTATCCGCTTCTCGGCTGTGTCTATGCCGATGACCTCAACGTGGGGCTTATGGACAATGACCCATCATCTTCTCAGGCGGATCGTGGGTCGGGCATCAAGTTTTTCAACGGTCATTCCCTGTCTGCGAAGAAAATCCGCGCAGCGGGGTTGGTGTATGGCACCTACTTTGTCGGCGAACACTGCAAAATCGACCAATACGACCTACAACAGTTCCTTGGCGATATGTTCTATTCGCGGGCCTTCGGCAATTCGTTCATTGGCCGCGTGGCGAACCTCTATATCGGGACGCTCCTCGCGCGGGATATGACATATCTCGCCACCGCGACCCACTGCGACCTCGCCCAACTTGGCACGGGGGCGGATGTTCACGCCGGTTACAGGGCAGTATATGAAAACTTCATTTTCCACCTAAAGGCAGAGCCTTCAACCGGCGGCTCGCAGGCGGCTTACAACGATGACGCGCTCGCCGCTGTCAAGATGGAGTGTGCCATCAAAAACTTTGTCGGGGCGATCAACGCGACGTGGTTCTTCAACATGTGGGACCCATCACAGGCCGGGATCAACGTCATAGAGAACTTCATGGGGTTCCGATCCGGCGCCCCGAGCAATGGCGGCAACGGTCTTCCTCAAGACTCCATGCCGACGATCAACATTCCTCATGGCATCGCCAATGGCGGGGCGCGGAAGGTATCGAATGGGGTTATCGGGGATATTATCGGCGGGGGCAAGGCATCGGCCACAATCCAGAATGTTACCTACGTTTCGCCCAAAAAGGGTGTGGCGCAGGGGAACACGGGCCAAACCTCCAGTTCTCCTATCAGGATGGAGAATTTTGTGAAGGGGGCTGTCAGCCGGGATGCTCAAGACTGGATGACCTACACGATTCCGAACGAGGCAAGCACTGACTTCGCCACGGCCTTTTACGCACTGGCAGACTTCTTTGAGCCGGTAGCGGGATGGGGTTCCCCCAACACGCCGCCATCACCGGAGACTTGGGCGGGAGCGCCAGCAAGGCCATGAACATTGAGAGATTCGACGCGCTTATCGTTGCCGCCATCACGTCCTTTTGCGGCAGTGTGGTGTGGCTCGTGCGCCGGGTGCTGACGAACGAGGCGCAGATCACCCTTCTGACCTCTGAAATAGCCAACCGGGACAAGCTTCGGCAGGAGGACCGCGAGGCAGTCAAGGATGTGCGCGAGGAAGTGAAGGGCCTGCGGGCCGACTTCAGAGATTTCATGATGAGAGACAGGAAATGAACCGCGCCACGTTCTTCGACGCCATACGGCCCGCTTTCGGCGGCAAGCTTGACGCGGGACAGGTGACTAGAGCACGTGGCTCCATCGTTTCCCTAGGCCTATAGCGCCAACCATTGACCGTGAAACGCCATGCTGCCCCGCAATGACCCGATGAGGAATGCCGCCTCTGATCTTTTCCTTAATAACCACTACGTCCGATTCGGAGAGTTTCGTCGCGTGGTGCTCTCCGAATGAGTGGCGACGGCGATCAAACATATCGCGAAGGTTGTCCAGCTGTGTCCCTATCTCTAGGTGGGCTGGGTTGCAGCATGGAGGGTTGTCGCACTTGTGAC